CATTTGCAGATTTGAAGTCATCCATTGAAGATGCTATTGATTCATACCATGAAGAACTAAGACAGAACTGGGCAAACACTGATACAACGATTGTTCGTATCAATCAGGTGGAAACTTTGCTTTTGGCTCTATCAGGTATAGAAGATGTGAAAAACACAAAGATAAACAATTCAGCATCCAATCTAACATTAGCAGATGAGTATATACCGATAAGGGGGACTGTAAATGGCTAATTTGGTACAACGAAAACCACTCATCAGATACTTGCCTGATTTCATCAAACAGTTTGGAGAATTTCAGGAGATTATGAAAGCAGAGGATTCACAGTTTGACCGTATGGATTTGAATGTGCAACGTGTTCTAAATAATGCTTTCATAGAAGATGCTGACGAGTATGGAATAAAAAAATATGAAACATTGCTTGGAATTATACCAAGTGCGGAAGATACCCTTGAATCAAGACGTTCAAGGGTATTGTTACGTTGGAATGACAAAGTACCCTATACATACCGGACATTGATTTTGAAATTAAACACCTTATGCGGTGTCAATAACTATGACATAACAGGCAATCAGGAAGATTATTATTTGCATTTTAGTACATATCTTTCTTTGTTTGGTCAGGTCAAAGAACTGGAAGAATACCTTGAAAAAACATTACCTGAAAACATTTATTATGAATCTGAAAACACCTTAAATGTTCAAAGTAATGGTTCAGCAATTATTGCATCCGGCACTGTTATTAGTGATTTTGTAGAAATAACCAATGATTTCAAAGAAAATGTCGGTGTGTCCGGTAATACACTGATTGGTGCAAGTGTGGTGGATTCTGTATTTGCAACAATCACAGAGGACTACAAAGAAAATATAATCATACAGGGCAATTCCATAATAGGTAATGGTGTTGTTTCCGCTGATATGTCACAGGCAACCAATGATTTTCAACAAAATCTGCAAGTAGACGGTCAAATGATGATGGCATCCGGCACTGTTGAAGTGGATTTTGTAGAAATAAATAATTAAAGAAAGGAAGAAATGAAATGATTCAATTTTCACAACTTATCACAACACAAAATGGTCAGGCACTTATTGCAAAAATGATGTCGGGTGTCAGTGGAGTGCAGTTTACTAAAGTATGTGCATCTAACACTGTTTATACCATGTCACAGTTGGCAAGCCTGACAGCACTTTCAGGTATCAAACAGACAAGCAGCATTTCTAATGTGCAGCGAACCAATAACACAGCGGTTCAGGTGCGTACTGCTTTTACCAATGCGGATGTTTCCACTGGTTACTATATGCGAACCATAGGACTATATGCAACAGACCCAAATGTTGGTGAAATCCTTTATGCAGTAGCCATTGCCCTTGATGATAACTGTTATATGCCGCCATATAATGGTGTCACACAGACAGGGGCATACATTGAACTTGTTCAAACTGTTGGCAACGCATCCAGTGTTTCTCTATCCGTTGATTCTGGTGTTTATGCAACAATCGGTGATATTCAGGAGTTAGAAAATGAAATTGCTGATTTAAAGGCATATATTGGATATTCTGATTCTGATATTTATGGTGTAGAAGTAGACTTCAAAAATAATAAGTTTACAAGACTTGCTGGTGCAGAAAATCTTGTTGCCGGAACAGGGTTTGACAACATCAACGCATTTGGTGGAAGAAAACGATGCATTCTTGCAAATGATGGTACAGTGTTAGCATATCAGGGAGATGCCGCATTCACAACTAGCGGAAAATTAACACAAGAAGTAACTGTTGGTAGTACAACATATTCAGTTGGTACAGTGTGTCAGGTTATGGTTGAGCAGCCAAAGTTTTATTACAAAGTAGTTCCTATTTTGCTTGACACAAAGCACAAGGGCGGCATCACAAGAAAAGTCAGATATTATGTATCTGATACACCAAAGACAGGGTTCAAAGTGCATCCGGATTTCAAGATTAAGGGAACAAATGAAGAATTTAATTATGTATATCATTCAGCATTTGAGGGTTCACTTTGGGATGCGTCAGCAAGTGCATATATTTTGGATGATTCACAAGTGGCTGATTTCTCCGCTGATATGCTTTGTTCCATTGCCAATGCAAAACCTATTTCCGGTCTGACACAGAATCTTACCAGAGCAAACACAAGAAAACTGGCAGAAAAACGTGGCACAGGATGGGAACAGTTGACAGTTCAGGCGGCAAGTGCCACGCAACTACTCATGCTGATAGAGTATGCATCATTTAATATGCAGACTGCCATTGCTAATGGTGCAGTGTCAAAAACTGATGATGGTTCAAGCAACATGGCAGAAAATACCGGGGCAACAGTATCACTTGGTAACAAAACTGGTGCTGTCATTAACGATAATGGTATTCAGATTGTTTCCTATCGTGGTGAAGAAAATCCATGGGGTAATATTTGGAAATGGGTTGACGGTATCAATGAGTACATGAACCCAACCACCAAAGAGGGGACAGTCTATATTTCAGATTATGGTTTTGCTGATGACAGTTCTGCTACACCATATGAAGATGCTGGCATTATCGCAGTATATGGAAGTGGTTATATTTCCGCATTTGCGTATAATGAGGAATTTGACTGGTTATTTATACCGGGAGAATTAAGCGGAAACAGTTCACTTCCAGTAGGTGATTATTGTTGGAATGGAAACACTGGTTGGAGGGTCGCTGAGTTGGGTGCTAGGTGGTATCATGCCTTGGCTGCCGGTCCTTTCTATTGGGATCTGAGTAGTGATTCCTCTTATCGTACTCGGTATGTTTCGGGTCGGTTGGTGTTCCGTAATAAGGCGGCATAATATAAACAAGTAGAAGGTTATCAGGATTTGAAATAACGATTCACGATATTTCAGGGTGAAAAAAAACATCAAGTCACTAAATTGAGTGCTAAATGGAATAATGCCTTGAATACCAGTCCTTTCTATTGGAATCTGAATAATGATTCATCTAATCGTAATCGGAATATTTCAGGTCAGTTAGTAAATGCACATTTTTTTGAATAGAATGCCCCACTGCTTGCGGTGGGGTGTTTTATATATGCTTTGTCCTGATGACCATACCACTTGGTAAAACATAAAAAACAAAAACAGGCTGTATTAGTAGGTTGAGTAAAATCAAGTCGAAAGTTCGGTCTTGTGCATACAAGAAGGTTGGGGAATGAAACGATATGGGTATTTGTATGAAAAAATTTGTTCAATGCAAAACCTTGAACTTGCTTTCCAAAACGCAAAGAAAGGAAAAGGCTGGTATAGAGAAGTAAAAGAAGTTGAAGCAAATAAAGAAAAATACCTCAAAGAATTGCAGACAATGTTGCTTGAACATAAATACCATACATCAAAATATGAAACATTTATCAAGAAAGAGGGGAAGAAGGAAAGAGAAATTTATAAATTACCGTTCTTTCCTGATAGAATTTGTCAGTGGGTGGTGTTACAAATTATTGAACCGCAACTATTGGCATATTTTACAGATGATACTTATTCTGCAATACCAAACAAGGGCATTCATGCAGCATTCAAGAAAATGCGAAAAGCAGTTGATGACCATGCTGATGAAATGCCATATTGTCTAAAGATAGATTGTAAAAAGTTTTATCCGTCTATTGACCATGAGATATTAAAACAAAAGTACAGGAAGAAATATAAAGACCCTGAACTGTTGTTTTTGATAGATGAAATCATTGACAGTATAAGCACTTGTCCGGCAACAGAAGAAAACATTGATTTTTACTCCGGACAAGGTAAAGTCATAAATATTGTAACGGACAGAAAAGGAAATAGATTTATTGATGGTATCGGAATACCGATAGGAAATTATTTTTCACAGTATGATGGAAATTATTATTTGTCGGAATTTGACCATTGGATAAAAGAGGTCAAACGCATAAAACATTATTATCGTTACATGGATGATATTTGTATTTTTGCAAAGACCAAAGAAGAACTACACGCAATTTTGAAAGAAATTGACCACTATTTCAGAAAATATTTGAATTTACGAATAAAAGGCAACTATCAGATATTCCCATCATTTATTAGGGGTATAGATTTTGTTGGTTATCGCATTTTCAGGAATCATACTTTGTTGAGGGAATCAACGTGTGAACAGTTCAAAAAGAAGATGCTTGCAATTAAACAAAAATGTGATAATGGTGGAGAAATGACCTATTCAGAATGGTGTTCTATCAATTCTTATAAAGGATGGTTGAAACACTGTGATAGTTACCGATTATATGAAAAATACATTGTACCTATTCAGCAATATGCGGATAGTTACTATATAACAAAAATAAAGAAAGGCGGTAAGCAAAATGAAAGAGTACCTAAAAACAAGAAGCAATGTGCAGCCTGAACCATTGAGCATTGATGATTTCAGTGTGTGGGTGGCACAGAACATCAAAGAAGTTGATGAACCCGGCATTGATGAGCAAACAGGGTTCAAAGGTTATGAATATGACCTGATTCAGTATGAAAAGAATGAATATATTCTTTCTATGGCTGAAAAGAACACGCAACTGGAAGAAACATTGACAGATACACAAGTCGCATTGTGTGAAATCTATGAAGGACTGGGGGTGTAATTTATGGCAAAGGTATATGCGGATTTAATCAAGAAAGGAATCAAGACCATTGATGATGTACCGGACAAGTTAAAAGATGCAGTCAGCAAGTTACTTGAAAAGTAATGCAAGGAAATATTCAAGCAAGCGAAAACAACCGCTATATGACAGTTATATGAAGTCTAGCGGTTGTTTTTTGTACGGAAAGGAAGGTGAAAGGATGAAGGTGTCTTTTTGTAGCATTATTGGTGTTGTTGGTTCGGCAATAGCAGCAATGTTTGGTGGTTGGGATTCTAGCCTTGCAACATTATTGATTTTCATGGGGACT